CTGCTCCGTGAATGACGCGCCCATCTTGATTTTCTGGTGGTCAAGGCGTTCTTCGAGAAAATCAGCCATATCGGCGCGCTCCATTCGCTACGCCAAGCACCGAACGCGCACCCGATGCCGCAGCCCGCCTGACTTCTGCCTTGTCGGTTCCAGCGCCGGCATTGATCGTCTGATTGATCGTCATGCCACCGCCGCCGGACATATGGACTCCGAGCTTGCCGTTGCTCATGCGCTTTAGTGGCAATGCACCTTCCGGCCCGGCCTCTCCGGCAACGCCAAAGGTTCCGCCCATCGCAAACATGGTCGGCTGTGTCAGTATTCGCCCGTTTCCGAATGCCCCACCGTTGGCAAACTTCTTGACGGTTTCGCCGCTAGAAAAAGCATTGCCGTCTGCGTTAAACACGGCCTTTGATAGCCAATCAAGCGCCGAACCGGCCAGACCGGAAACCTTCCCCGTCTTGCCCATGTCGCCAAACAGGATATTCATCAGTTGCGCCGATCCTGCCTGGACGATCATCTTCTGAATGGTCTTTCCGAACGATTCGACCAGCGAATCCATTCCATCCTTGGTCGGATTAAGGAACAGGTCGGCCATTGCATCCTGCATGTTGCGTGCGGCTTGCTTGGTGAATTCGTCGAGTTCTTTTCCGGTTTCTTCTGCCTTCTTCGGCAGGCCGTCGAGTTTGTCCTGCGCAGCAAACACGGCACGGGCATAGACGTCCCAAGAGATCGCGCCTTCGTCTAACAGACCGTTCAGCTTGACGATCTGCGCGGCTAGGTCTTCTTCAGGCGTGCGCATGGATTCAGTAATGCGCTTACCTTCTTCCATTGCCTTTGAGTGTTCGCGGAATTTCTCGGCGGCCTGCTCTGCTGCGCGGGCTGATTCAAACTGTGCCAGCGCAGTTTGTCGCCACGCTTCCGGCATGTTCGCCCACTGTGGCGACGCCATCAGGTCGTAAAGCTTTGCTTGGCTTCCCGTAAGTTCAAGCGTTGCCTTCTGTGCCGATGACGTAATGTCGGCGAAACCCTTCATTGCCTGCTCATAGGCTTTAGCTTCTTCAGACTCTTTTGCCGTAACCGAGCGTCCGCCGCCTGATTTCTTTCCAGTTGATCCGCCGCCAATTCCAGATGATTTTGGTTTGTCAGTCGGCAGCCCTTCCGACAGTGCGCCTAGATCATTGTTGTAACGGTTTCTGTTGAAAACGCGCTGCTCTGCCCTATCCAGTTCTCCACGTGCCTGTGCTGCGTCTTCCTTGCGCATCTGGCGAATCTGGTTTGCAGCAGCGAAGTTAAGCGACAGAAGCGCCTGCGTATGAGCAGCAAATGCGCCCATTTCCTGACCAAGTTGAACCAGCACGAACTTAACGTTCATGCCGAGAATAGCGACTGTTTCAAATACCGTTTTCAGGCCATTCTGCGCCGAGGCTAATACGCCCGTTTCCCGTGCTGCGTCGCTGCTTGCCGAGTTCATCGCATTCAGCAACGAAATCATGTCGCCAATCGCACCAGTCGCCAGCTTGACGCTATCAAATATCAACCCGCCAGCATTGTTGTTGTTGATCGTGCGGAATAGTTCGTCCCACGTATCGCCAAGGTTTGAAATAGCCCCGTCTAGCGTCTTCGCACGCTCAGTCATCGCGCCGGCAAAGTTGTTGTTGCCAATGTCGGTCAGGTATTTACTGATTTCTTCGGCGCTATTCTTGACCGTCGTCGTGACGCCTTGGAACGTCAGTGAAATATCGTCGCCGTTCTTCTTCGCCTTAATGCCAAACTCTTTCAGGCGCTCAAACTCGCCCGTAGAAGCATCGGCAACCGCTTCGATCATCTGATTGAGCGACTTGCCCATTGCCGATGCCGTGTTGCCGAACGAAACAAGAGAAGGCTTGGACGCATCAAGGCCAAGCGTTTTCAGCTTGATGAATGCCTGGGTTACTTCGGTCAGTGAGAACGGGGTTTCAGCCGCAAACGACTTGATCCATTGCAGTTCGTTCTCTGCTTTGGCAGATGACCCGGTTATCGTGATAAGGGCTGAATTGAGCACGTCGAATTCGCGCTGAACGGAAACGAGTTTCCCGGCGAATTGAGCGATAGAGAATCCGGCGAACAGCCCGCCAGCAACCTTAGAGAGCGATGCAAAAGCCGCCGACATGCTACCGGCGTTCTTCTCTGTGCTATTGGCTTCCCGGTTGAACTTGTCGAGTTCTACGGTTGCCTTGCGGATACCCGAGGCGGCATCCTGCGATCCGGTAGCGATTTTCTGGAAAGATGAATTATTTCCAAGTTTTCCGATTGAGCCAGATGCGTTCTCGGATTCCTTGGCGATCTTGCCCAATGACTGTGCAGCAGGATCGAGCGACTTGAATGCTTGGCCGGCCCCCTTCGCCTTGTCGCCCATTGCCCGCATCTGAGCATTGACGCGATCAATTGCAGACGCCATTCCGCCCGTCGATTGCTCTGCTGAACCGGCAGAATTGGCGAGTTTTTGCAGGTCGGATGCGGCTTGCTGAACGCCAGAGGTCTTTACCTCAATCCCTAGCGTCGTAATGTTCTCAGCCATTATTTATCCTTGTGCATTTCTCGCAGGGCTTCGTCTTCCATGACGCGGAAGCCTTCAAACGCCCACTGCCTGTCGTCGATATTGAGCAAGTCCATTACCGCCGGAAGCGCCGAGTAATCCATGCCGTAAGCGCCTGAGTAGCCAACGCGCCATTGCGTGCGCATCGCGTCAAATAGCTTAAGCACCGGCCAGTTCTCCGGCCATACATCAACGCCGTCCGCTTCCCCGAAATCAGAACGCTTCAAGCCAACCGCAGCGAGTTCCGCGTCAGTCGGTTGATCCTCGTTGAGCTTTCGGGAAAGCGCCCTCAGTTTCCCAAGCGGGCGTCGATCAGTTCCGCCATGTAACAATTGAAAATTGCATGGGCAGATGCCGGATAGTTTTGCAGCAACTCGGCAACGGAATCCTTGGACAAGTCAGAATCAGCTTTCCACGATTCGACAAGTTCAAGAATGCAATCGACATCGGACTTATCCTTTGCCGAGGCTTCCTCGAAGAACTGCTTAACTTCGTCCTTGCGCTTGTGGCGAAAGACAACCGGCAATTCCTGAACTTCGCCACCCGGCGCACGGATTTTGACCGTGGCCGGGAAGGTCGGATTAGCCTTGATTTTGAACATCAGTAGCGCACCGGCTCGGCAAGGAACGAGAACGTACATTCGCAAGCCATGATTTCATTGATGCTCATGGATGGCGTCTTGTTCAACGAGATGTATGCGTTATAGACAATCACCGAACCATCCGGCAGTGTGGCCTTGACGGCGCGTTGCAGGCGGTCATCGTTAGCTTCCGAAAGCGCGATAAAGCCCGGTTGCGTGGCATCGTCGGCAATCGACAGCGTAAGACCGCCAGCGCTCTTGACGGTCGGGATACGCTTTTCGGCATCGGACTCAAGGAACTGGTAAGTGACGAACTGCTGTTCGCCGCCGTCAGTCTGCGAGGAAAGCACCTGTGCAACTTGCGTCCAGGTAGTGATTTCGCGCACGGTGCCAGTACCGGAACCGGACGGATAGATCGAAGTCAGGGTGGTATCAATGCCGAGTAGCGGCACGTCATTTGTGGCGACGGTGCCAGCCTTGATGATCTTGTTGGTCAGACGCGACCAGCCGGAAGTGACCTCGAAGAATTCGCCGGTTGCGATGCCGTGCGAAACCTCCAAGGTTGCGACGCCAGGATCGGCATTGGTGACAGCCGACATGGTTTTTACTGCACCGTAGGCGGTGGCGATGGCAAACGTGGTGCCGTTAGGAAGTTTGACGCTGATGATAGTTCCTTTCCGGTCGTTCTCGACCGTTATGCAGTTGCCGGTTAAGGCGAAAAAAAGCCGCCTAAGCGACCGGAATAAAAAAAGCCCGCCGAAGCGAGCCTTTAAGGGTTTGATGAAACTTTTAAATCGTGTCGCAGCGGTATGGAATCGACACCTTGACCACATATCGTCCGGGTTCGTATTCACCGACTTTCGGCGAGGCATGGCCGACTAGACGAATGGTCAATCCGCCACTTGATAGCGATAGATTGTTCGGAAACTGTGTGGCGATGGCTTCAACGATGGTTGCCACAGCGCCCGTGCCGACGTTCTCGACGCCGACTACATCAATCTGGAATATCCCGGCATACAGCGTATGCAGCCCGGCTAGGTCTTTGCTGCCACGAATGGCCGGAATGAACCATGCGCGGAGATATGTTGTTGCCGGCTGACTGATCGGCACGTTCTGATACTGCACCGTGAGCGATTGCGTGGCTGCCCATGTGGATAGTCGTCCTTCAAGCGCGGCGCGTATGGTTTTGTCAGACATAGCCGTGAGCGTTCATGCGGGCGATTGATACTCGCACCATGCCAACAGGCGCCTGCTTCTGTGAGTGGCCTTCTTCAAGGCGCATTGCATATGGCAGGGAGTTGCATAGAAAGATGCTTTGCCCATTCAGCGTGTAATTCGTAACGACAGATAGAACCTTTGCCTTTGCTGAATCGCCCGTCTTGTCGGTTGCTTCGGTTGTTGAAAAATCGGGCTTTCCTACGGATGAATTCCAGTTGTTTCTAAAACGACCAGTATCAACCGGCGACATGTCGATAACGCCGTTAAACAGATCAATTGTTATCCTGCGCACAGTAAGCTCGGCATTGTCCTTCGCCTTCTCGATAGCCTTGTTAAGATCAAGCGCGAAAGTCATTTCCGCACCTGGACTTCATACAGCACGGCAACGCCAGCCGGCGCAGTCACGGTCACAGGCGGGACCAGTTGCCAAGTCTCGGCACCGATAACCAACTGATCGCCGTCCTTCGGTTCCGACACGCCTAGCGGAGAGAGCAATACGAGCTTGTCGCCAATGCGTACCTTCGTTCCATCAATCAGTTTCTTGTCGAAATCTACCACGCAGCCATGCCCGGCTTGGTCGGTATAGGTGACGACGCTTGACCCGGTTTCAGGATCGTAAGTGGTGCCAGCGGATACCTTCAGCGTGACGGCTTGCCCGAACTCGGTAATGAGTTCGTCGGCAGTAGTCGCCATGTCTGAATAGAATGTCATGCACGCACCACGGAGACGCCACCAAGGCCAGTCGTCAGTTGCTTAAGCAGTGCATCAACATTGGCGAATCGCTTCTGGCCGGCGGTCGATCTCGGCTCAGTCACCTTCGTGATTGGTCCAACCGTCACGCGAGTG